GTCCCTTCGCTCCACTGCGCGTAAACGTTGGAAACATGCCGGCGACTTGGGTGATTGTGGTGTAGCTCATAAGCAGGTTCCAGGCATCAGGTGTCAGGTGTCAGGTGAACAGTGGACAGTGGTTAGTGGACAGCGCTATTCACTGTCCGCTGTCCACTGCCTTTCTCACACCGTGACCCAGATGCTGATCGTGGTCCCAGAGCCCGAATCGACGGTCCAATACAAGTTCGTCGCGTCGGGGGCCGAGGTCTCATGCCCCACCACAACGGAGGTGGGCACGTAGATGGCTTCCTTCGGCACCGCCCCAACGCTTGGGTTCGAGGGCGTCTTCAGGCCGTGCGCAATCGTGTTCGCGCCGCTCGCCAGGCCGGTTACCAGCAATTGAATGCGCCGCACAAGCTGGCGGCGGTCCAAACGGTAAGTGTATTCATTGCCAATTGTTGCTGCGACTGCCATTTCAAACCTCCAGTGAACAGGATAGTGGTTAGTGGACAGTGGTTAGTGGACAGCGCTATTCACTGTCCACTGTCCACACCTCACTTTTTTTTCTCCGCCTTGGCGGCGGCGGCGTCTTCCTTCTTGTCCTCGGCCGCCCGGTCGATGGCCGCTTCCTCGCGCGCTTCCTGCCGGACTTGCGCCGTATTTGTTTTCTTCGCCTTGGCGGTGCGGAAGGCCACGAACTCCTCATACTCGGCGTCGTTCTTCTTTTTTTGTTCCGCTTCCGCCGCCAGCCGGGTGCTGGTTTCCAGGTCCCGGCGCGCGGGCCCGTCAATGGGATCGGGCTTGCCATTGTGCAGGCGCAACTGGCCGTGCACGATCGCCTCGGCTTCCTTCACGGTAAGCTCCACCACCCCCGACTTATCCACGGGAATGGCCTTGCCGTCCGAGCCGGACATGGCCACGTCCCCGTACTTCTCATCACCCTTTGCCACATGCAGCACCTGGCCCTTCTCGATCGGGTGCAGCACTTCGTATTTGGGCATAAAATGTCCTCCGTCCTTCGTCATTGGTCCTTTGCCCCGGCCATCCATCCCCTGCCGGTTGCAACCGACAAAAGACAAATGGCCAGGGACCAGGGACGCGGCAGGGCTTACGCCACTGCCGACTTGAACACATACATCGCGCCGGGAACGACCAGCTTGACGCAGTAGTACGTCTGGTACTCGATCATGTCGCCAGTGCGTTCTTCCACGCGGTAGCGCTTTACCAGCATGCCGCCGTTCTGCGGCACGCCGTAGAGCCAGCGGAAAGTGGTTCCGGGGGTGATCATCAATTGCCCCAGCCCCGGAGGCACGTAAGCCAGGATCGCGTTCTTGCCCCAAATGTAATTCAGGACGTGGGGAATGCCCTGTTGCGCCGTGTCATACAGCGACTTGGCAACAATAAAGTTGTCAACATTGAACAGGCCGGCCAGTTGCTGATCGCTGGGGTATCCCAGGGGCAGAGCGGTGGATTTGAACCGGTCCAGAATAATAGGGTGCTGAATCAGTTGCAGCCACACCGGATAACCCACCAGCAGGGTGTTGGGCTCCTTGGTGCTGTTCAGCAAAATGGTGGAGCGTTGCGCGGTGATGGCGGCGACGGGGTCGGAGTTCTGGAAGTCCGACCATTGCCCGGTGGTGGCCAGCGTGGTGCTGGGAATGGCGGTGGAATTCATCAGCAGGTTGAAGATCTGGATCTCGCGCTGCTTATCGATGATGTCCGCCAGGGTCTCGGTGGTAAAGACCTCAGGGCCCGTGGAAAAATCCCACTTGCTGCGCAGCTCGTCGGGGATAAGCTGCTTCTGCGCCTTGCCGTCGCAGTAGAACTCATCATTCGACATGCGCCAGCCGGGAGCTTCGTTCGCTTCGCCGCCCGGAGCGCGCTCCGTGTTGTAAGCCTTGAAGCGTTCAAAGCCGAAGATGGGGTAGCGGTCGTTCTGCTTGGAAACGGGAAAATCCGGAAACAGCCGCGAACCCACAAAGTCCTGGTTGCGGTAGACAATCGAATAGTTGGTTAAAAACTGGTCAAGATGCGCCAGAGAAACTTCCATGTTTGGTCCTTTGTCCGTGGTCCCTGGTCAGTTGTGTGTGGCAACAGACTGCGGGCACGAACCCTCGCGCAGCGGCGTAGTCCGGATGGATTCGCCGCCGGGCGATAAAACGGCTTCCATGGCCAGAGGCCCGCTGCCGCGACAAAGGACAACGGACCACGGACCACGGACAGCGCTTTCTTTACACCTTCACTTGCCGCTTCTTCACTGAAGCGCGAATGCGCTGGTTCACCGCCGTGGCGGGATACTTGGCGCGCCCCACCACGTTGGCCGTGGTGCCGCCCGGCACGTTGGAAATGTTGGTGACGCGGCCGTAGGCGTCGGCAATCACCAGGTCGCAATCCGCCGTGATGGTCAGGTCGGCGGCGATAAGCTCATATTCATCGGCGTCGGTGACCACTTCCCAGGCGCGCCCGGCCGGCAGGCCCAGGTTGGCGCCCGCGGCGCTGGATGCGCCGCTGATGAAGGGAGCGGGCGGCGTCGAGCCGTTGATGGGCGTGCCCGCCGTGGGGTCAAGCCAAAGTTCCGAAGTCAGCGGGTAGCCGGGCTCCACCACGTCCTGGCCCAGCACGCCCACCGGAACCGCATTGAAGGCCGCCGGCAGGCCCACGTAGAAGTCCGATTCGGTGGAGGGGTTAAACTGCGGCAAGCCCATCACCGTACCGCGCAGGCAGCGGATGTTAACGTCAAATTTCGCCGCGGTAATTCCTTGATTTCCCATTGGCATAGCAATTCTCCTTTTTTAGAAGCTGTCAGTTGTCAATTGTCAGTGGCCAGTTGCCCGTGGCCCGTCGCCTTTCGCGGGCAACGGACCACGGACCAGGGACCACGGACAGCTCTTCCGCCCTCTTACGCCCTTGCGGGGCCGGTTGAATCCGCGCGATAGTTCTTCAGCAGGTCCGGATTTTCCTTGGCCACCAGGGCTCCGGCCTTGCGATGGGCATCCAGCTCGCTCAGGCGCGTGTCCGCCAGCATGAGCTGCTGCTTCTTTTCTTCCACCAGCTTGGCAAACAGCACGCGGGGGGATTCGCCCGTTTCCGCGCCTGTCCCGCCGATGCCGGTCACCACGTTGGGCTTCACCAGCCCCGGGCGGTCCTCAATGAGGGCCTTGAAGGCGGCGCCGTCCGAAAGCGCCAGGCGCAGCGGCGCGCCCGTTACCAGCATGGCCGGGGTGATCTGGCCCTTCTGGTAGGCGCGGTCCACGCGCTGCTCCGCATCCATCGCCCGGCGATATCCGGAGCGCGCGATTGCGCTGGAATCGTCCAGCGCGTTTAATTTTACCTGGTCAAGCCGGCCCTCCGCCGTGATGCATTCGGAGAGGAGGGTAACCTCCGCCTTGGGCGGATTCAGCGCCAAAGTCACCAAGCCGCGGATTTCCGCCGCCGATTTGCCTTCCACGCCAATTTCCGCGGTAAAGCGTTCAATGGATTTCCGCGTCAGGGTTTCCGTGTCCGTGCCGGCGGCGGCGCTCAGGGCGCTTTGGCCCCCGCAGAACTGTTCGGCGTGGGCCTTAAGGTGCTCGTGCTCGATTTCGCCGACTTTCTTGTCGCCGTCATAAGCCTCGTGAACGTGCGTCTTATTGTCGGCGGCAAAGTGATGCTTTAAGGTCAAGTTCGGTGTATCTGCCATTTCATTGCCTCCTGAATTTGCCGCCGCAAGGCGGGTTGAATCGGAATTCTGTCCTTGGTACTTGGTCCTTTGTCCTTCGCCCGTGATTCCGGGTCCCTGCCCAGTTGCAGGGGGCAAAGGACCAGTGACTAAGGACGAAGGACGTTCGATTGAAAGCCAAATCTCCGGTAACTCATCTAAAAACGGTTGATTGGTCAGCGCCACGCTGGTCAGCGTCAGCCCTTGGGATTCTCCCGTCTGCCGGTCGGGATAGTCCTTAACGAAGGCCGCAGAGGTATAGCGGTACTCGCGATTTTTGATAAGTTGGCGCGCCCGCTCCGTGGGCTCGTAGCGCCCGTAGAGGATGTAGCGCTTGCCGTCGGCGCTTTCGCCGGTGCGCAGTTCCTTGCCCGGGTATTCCTCCGGCTCGTCCAGGGCCACGATGCGCCCGGCGCTGGGGGTGGGGTCGCCGGCGGCGCGCTCCAGGTCCTCGCACGCATGGTCATAATCCACGTTCAGATCGTGGTTAGCGAGTTTCTGGAAATTCTCGATCGCCTGTTCAAGCTCGGCGCGGGTGAAGGAAACCTCGCGGCCGCCCTTGACCCAGCTTCCCGTCACCAGGATGGGCATGCGCGCGAGTCCCGCATCCGGCGGCGCTAAGAGTGATGCGACAAATCTGAAAGTTTCAGGCATTGGCTTTTCCTAATCCCGATCCCCGAGTCCCGAGTCCCTGCTTTTAGCCCCTAGCCACTATCCACTGCCCACTATCCACTGTCCTAACGAATCGCCAGGAACGTGTACACGCCCGCCGCCGGGGTGCACGCGCTGGCCGTCAGCACCGTGAAGTAAAGCGTGATCTGGTTGGCGCCGCTGGCCCTGACCCCCGTGGTGGGGCAAAGCGAAGTGGGCGCGGGCTGGTTGATGAGCGACAAAAATTCGCCCGAAGCGATTCCCGTTAAGGTAAAGGTCTGCCCCACGGTCTGGACGGCGGCGGAGGTGGCCGTAGGCGTAATCGAGGCCGTGGACAGCTCAAACAGTTGCGGCGTGATTTCCGTCTGTCCCGTGTAGGGATAGGCGGCCACCGGAACGTTGGAGGCGTTGGTGGTCATCAGGGTGACGATCACGTCGCCCGCCGCATCCGCAACGTTGAAGTTGGTGGTGAAGGACAGGCTGGAGCCCGAGCCCGGCCAGTAGATGAACCCGCAGCTTGAGTATGCGGGAGGGGCGCAGTTGTTCAGCGCGCCGCCGGAAAGGGTGACGGTTCCGGCAATAATCTGCGTGGTGGTAACGCCCACGGTGATCAGTCCCGCGCCATACCCCTGCGTGCTGGTAGTGGAGCATCCCAGGCAGCTCAGGGTGGTGCCTGAACCATTGAGCGCCGGCAAAGCGAACTCTGACAGGAATTGCGCGTATGGCGTGCCGGAGATGGGGCCGCCCTGAACGCCCACGCCCCCGAGAGTAATTAGTTGCGGGCTGCCGGTGGCGTTGTCGGCAATGTTCAGGGTTGCGCTGCGCGCCCCAATCGCCTGCGGGGTGAAGGTAACGGTGATGGTGCAGCTTGAGCCCGCCGTAAGCGACCCGCCGCAGTTGGTTGCGGGCACGCTGACCTGGCCGAAGTCGCCGGTGTTGGTGCCGGTAAAAGAAAGGGTAATGGAACTGAGCGTGGCGCTGCCCACGTTGGTAAGGGTGACGGCCTGCGTGCTGCTGGCCGCGCCCACAATCACTCCGCCCCATTGCATCGAGGTTAAAGCGTTGGTGGTATTGGGCACGTAAAGGCCCACGGCCTGCCCGAAGAGGGCGGAAGGCAGCAGGCAGAAGGCAGCAAGCAGCAACCCCGCCAGCTGCAATTTCAAGCTCTTGATCGTTTTCATCGTTTCGCTCCTTTTTGAAAATCAGTTCTCGGATGCCGGTCTTCGGTGGCCGGAAACCGGCAACCGCCAACCGGCAACCGCCAACTTCACTTGTAAATCACCGAAATCGTTACCGGGGCGCGCGTGCCGTAACTGCCCGAGCACGCAAATACGTACTTGGTCTGCGCCGCAAAGCCTGATGCCGCCGTAGTGCTGGGCGTGCCCGTGGTCACTGCGGTCGTGCCGCCCTGCTCGATAATCTTCCATACATTTTGCGTCGAGCTTGATACCGTCACGCTGGCGGCGCTTCCCAGCGTCATCCAGCTCGAGCCGTCAAAGCTGGTCTGCGCCTGCACGGTGCAGGTCGTATAGCTGCCGGCGACCGTGCCAAAATTCCACTGGATATCCGCCTCGCGCGCGCCCGTGGTCGGCGTCACGCCGCTGGTGGCCCCCGCGGTGGTAATGGTGATGGTCGGCGTGTCTGTGATGGCCTGGAACACCGGATGCCGCAGCCACGAGTAGGCGTCAGCGGAGGCAGTGGGCAGTTGGGCAGTGGGCAGCAGGCAGTAGGCGGCAAAAATCAAAAGCACCGCGATGCCAAGGGAAACCAGCGGCGCCAGCCATTTTCGAGTTTCCAGTTTCCGGTTTCCAGTTTCCAGTTTCCGGTTTCCAGTTTCCATCTTTTCCTCCTGACACCTGGCACCTGACACCTGGCGCCTCACCAAAGTGGCGCGCTCCAATCCATGGGCGCGCTGGCGTTCATGGCGCTTACGCCCGCCTGGCGAATCTCCCCCAGGGAAAACTCGGAAACGTCGCCACCCGCTTCCGCGATAACTTTGAATCCCAGCCGCCGCGAGAAGTTCACCGCCTCGCGCTGGATGGCCCGGCGGATGTTGCCCTGGGCGGCATCGGTGAAGTCAAAGAGGCGCCGCGCCTCCATGTACTTCGTGCCCGTCTGATGGTACGTGGCATAGGGCACGGCGGTGCCGAATTGCATGCGCAGCGGCTGAAGGACCTCAAGGGTGTCTTTCGTCTTCTCCGTCAGCGAGCGATAGAGCCGGTCCGCTTGCTCCGCCCGCGCGCGGAATTTCGCCTTGCGCTTCCTGCCGCCCTTGCCGGAAAGCTTTCCCTCAAACCGCCTTCCCAGCTCGGCGCTGGAGCGCAGGCTGGCAGGCTCGCCTTCCCGCTTGTCGGGGCCGTAGGTGTGTTTGTAGCCCGCCCATTGCCCGCTTGCGCCCGCGTTGCCGCGGCTCATAAACATGGCCCGATCGACCTGCTGGATCTCTTCGATCACCTGCGGCCACAGCGGACGCCAGTCGCGCACCTTCGCCACCAGGCCGCCAAAAGCCAGGCTGAGCGACTTCGCGTTTTTAACCCGCAGCGTGAATTCCAGCATAAAAGCCTTAACCACCAAGGCACCAAGACACCAAGAAAAGCTGAAAGTAAGAAAGGGGCCGGTCCTCTTTTGTCCTTGTGGTCTTGGCAGTTCTTGGGGCCTTGGTGTCTTGGTGGTTCATCAAATCTCACTTCCATCCGCATTCGCGCACGGCCCGCAAGTGTTCTGGTCAAGCAGCGCGGAGCGCCGCCACACCACCGGCCATTCCGTCAAATCCGCGTAAGGCACGCACCGGCAAGCGTCGCCACCCTCGCAAATCGCGCTTAAATCCGCGTCCGGAGGCTCGCCGATTCCCGCCTCGCCCAACTCGTCATTGCGCGCCCCGCGCATGGCGTCGCGGCTGGCTTCCGCCGCCGCGCGGTCGATAAAGCCGTCCGCCAGTTGGTGCAGCGCGTTCACGAACACGTCGTCATCGAGGCTGCCGATTTCATCCGCCTCGAGGTCATTCGCCACATTCCGCGCCGCCGCCCCGTAGCGGTTTACGACATCCTGCACCGCCCCATCCACCACCAATTCGGGAGGATATTTCATCGGCACCTGGAAGCCCGCCGTCGCCAGGACCTCGGGTTCAACCACCGAGGCACTGAGACGCTGAGCATTTTCTTCTCCGTGCCTCTGTGCCTCTGTGGTGAATCTGCTTTTCCATTGCCGGTCGATTTCCCCATGCGTCGCTTTGCGCACGGCGTCGTAGACGCGCGTGATTTCCGGCAGCAGCGCCGCCCGAAGCGCGTCATCATGCGCAAACGTCAACTCGCTGGGCCGCTTGCCCGCCTTGAGCTGCTCCACCGCCTGGTGCGCAATGGAGGCAATCACCCGCGCGCGCGCCGGGCCTTGCAGGACCCGCGCGATGCGGTCCTCGCCCGTAGCCACGGCCTGGTGGAGCGAAGCAAAATCAATGTGTACCTGCGTGGGGTGCACCTTCTCATGCCAGAAAGCGGAATCCGCCGTGCGCTGCTTTGCTTGCCCCTTCACCACTGAGGCACTGAGACGCAGAGCAGGCTGGATCGGGTCTCGGGACGGAAGTGCCGGGGCTAGGGACTCGGGACGCGGGACTCGGGCAAGCGCTTCGCTCCCCGCATTTCCAGTTTCGAGTTTCGCTTTTCCGCCTCCGCCTTTTGCCTTTTGCCTTCCCGGCTGATCCGCGTCATCCGTGTTATCCGTGGCCTCCGGCGGCTTCTCCGTTCCATCGTCCGGCATGTTGGTGCCGGGCATGGTGACGCCGCGCGCGAGAACCACATCCTCGTCCTTGAAGTTTTCAAAGCCCATCTCGCCGCGAATCTGGTCTACGGAGCCGCGATCGCTGATCCACGCGCCCTGCTGGGCAAGCTCGGCAACCACTTTCGACATGGCTTCAATCGAGCGCGCCTGCACGTTCGCCGGTACCAGGAGGGGCACGGGAGCGTCCGCGCCGAAGTTCCACATGCACAGGCGGCGCACCGTCGCGTTGCGGATCCGCGTGGCAATGTAATCCGCCTGGTACTGCGTGGCGAGTTTGAAGAAGTCGGTTTGCGATTCGCCCAGCGCCCGGCTGCCGGATTTCTCCCCGCCCAGCTCCATGAACATGGCGAGGGTGGAAGCGGCAATCTGCTGCTTGTGGTATTGCAGGGAGGGCATGATGTCGCGCAGGTGGCCCTCGATCCCCACCAGCTTGAATTCCGCGCCGTTCGGAAGGCTGAGCCCCGTCTTCTCATGCGCGGCGAGCTGCGTCACCCAGTTCTGCGCCGTCTGCACATCCTGCCGCGAGGGGTTGGGCGGCAGCATGATCATGGGGATGCCCAGGGAATTGCGTTCGAGGCCGATGGCGTCAATGCGCTCCAGGTGCTTCTTCATGAACCAGTGCGGATACATGGCGCGGGTAAGGGGAATGCCCCAGAAGTTCGCGCCTTCCTGCTCGTGCGTAAAGACGCAGCATTTATCCGTGGGCAGCAGCACGTACTCAAAGCGGTTGGAACGGTAGCCCCACTGCTCCAGGGCGTAGAGCGTTTCCCCATCGTCGTAAATGAAGGGCGGAATGCTTGCGTCCACGCTGTGCGGGTCGGTGTGCCAGCGGTAAAACGTCAGCGCCTGGCGGTCCGCCAGGTTGCGGCAGCGGATGCGGTCGCCATCCACGGTCATGACTTCCTCGACGCACGCCGCACCAAAATCCTGAAAGCGCAGCGCACACCGCACCACTTCTTTCCAGTCCTGGGTAATCCAGCTTCCGTTCGGCCCCTGCCATTCCAGGCCGCCAAAAAAGTTTTCGCGAATGAAATCGGCGGTTTCCTTGGCTTTGCTGGCGGTCTGGCCTTTCTTGAGTTGCGAATCGGGAAGGGGAATCACCTGCCACTTGGCGGAAAGAATCGGCAGCTTGCAGGCTTTGAGAGTGCCTGCCACCTGGCCATCGCCGCGCCGCATCTCCTGGTAAGTCCAGATGCCGTTCACGCCGTCGAGCTTGGGGTTGTACTCACCCAGCTCGCGAATGAAGCCCGCCGTGATGGGCGTGCCGGAGAGGCCGATGACGGGCACCCAGCCCGCCCGCACCCGCTCGGTATAGCCGGAAATGGAAATCGCTTCCGGCTGGGGCGGCGGCGGAATGGCGTGCGTGGGAGCCACGGGAAGGCCGGCGGGAGTGCTGGGACTGGGGACTAGGGGCTGGGCGTTAGGGGTTAAGACGCGGGGCCCCGCCAGCGGCGCTTCGCCGCGATTCGCGCCCGGCATCTGGATATTGGGCAGCGCCGGGGAATTCTGAATGCTGAATTCTGAATGCTGAATTCCCACCTCGCGGTCCGCGAGCGCCACGGCGGTATCAATCTGCGATTGCAGCCGCTTTGACGCGCTCTCCATGTCGCGAATCAATGCCCGAGTTTGATGGCCGTTACCACTGCTCTTCATTAATCGCTTCTCATCGCTTGGGGAAAACTTCCGCCCTCGTGTCGCGCCAGCTTTCTAAGCCGCAAAACATGCTGAACGGTTCAATCGTGATCCGGATTGATTGCGTCTCCTGCCCATCGTCAAGTTTGTGGGTGTCGCCGTGGCAATCAACCCTAACAAACGGTGCGAGCCCTTTCGGTTGCGCCGCAAGGGCTGCCGCCACGATCTCATGCGCCAAATTCTTTAATCTTTCTCCATCACCCTTCAGGTGAGTAATTCGCTCAAATCGATCAGCCGTCTCCGGCGCGATCGTCTCTGGGCGCCCCGAGATCTCCACTTGCCACCATTGGGTGTGCTCGACCCTTCCCCGCGGTATAGGAGCCTTTTTTTCCTCAGCCATTGCTATCTCCCCCTTTCCCGAACTGTGTCCTTTGCTTTTCATTGATTCACTGATTCACTGAATCATTGATTCAGTTACCAACCCAATGCCGTCTTCGCCTGCCTACTGCCCACTGCCTACTGCCGACTGCCTACAGCACCATGCTGGCAAATCCCGCCGTCACCGGCGTTCCCGCCACTGCGCAATCCGCAAAAGTTGATGTGGGCACTTCCGCCGCCAGGTTCGCCATGGCCTTTGCCCAAAAGGCTTCCGCGTGCGAATACATCTTTTTCTTGCCGCCCGACGGCGTGTCCATCTCGATGCGCGGGGCGTCAAAAGTAACTGCTCCGCCGGTCTGTTCGCGCTTGATGGCCAGCAGCTCCTGGCGCACGTCCAGGTTGCGTGGCACGCGGTCCTTGTGCTGCTCCATGCGGCGCTTCATGGTGACCGCCATGGCGGTTTTGATTTTGATGGACTCCGCCAGGCCGCGCTCGCCCGCGCCTTCGCCCTGCGGCATGCGCTTCACCGAGCCGCCGAAATTCACTCCCATCACCTTGCCGGGAAACTTGGCGTTGAAGTAGTCATACATGGGCGAGCCGATTCCCGTCGCGTCCAGAGCCACGCGGTCCGCGAGGTCCACCAGAGGCTCAAGCCACTCCACCTGGCTCATCTTTCCCGCGCGCCTCTCCGCGTCGGAAACAAAGAAGGGCATGTTGTGCTGCCACTCGATGTGCCGCGCCCAGGCGATATCGCCAATCCATTCGTCCAGCCACGCGCAACTGCGGTCACCGCTGCGGCCAAAATCGATTCCCAGGAATCGCCGCCCTTGCAGTTTTTGCAGCAGGCTGAGGGGAAGCTGCATGGTGGCGCCGTCATCTTCCGCCGCGCTTACCAGTTCCAGCGTCAGCCAGGAGCCGATGGCCTTCAGGAAGATGCAGTAAAATTCCTGCATCAAACTGTCGGTATCGCCCTTGTAAAGCTGCCGCTGCTCCGCCATGTTGATGGGGCAGCCCTCGGCAATCGCCATCTCGGCGGTCAGGTAGTGCCAGCTCCACGCGCCGTCGCGCAGGGGGTTTTGCGCGGGCGCAATGCCGTCGGTCAGCCCCACCTCATGCGCGAGATCGAAGAACTTGTTCTGTTCGCCGTTCGGCGTGGAGAGCACGCGCAGCTTGTGCCCCAGGGCGAGCTGCCGGGTGATGGCGGCCCACACGCCGTAGCATTCCTTGACGTGGGCGTACTCATCCAGGATGGAATGGCCGGGATAACCGCGCGCCGTGCGGGGATTGCAGGGCAGGGCGATGATGCGTGAGCCGTCGGAAAAATCGCACCGGTGCTGGATCAGGTCGGTCTTGCCCAGCTCGTCGGCAAACGCCTCGTGGTAGATTTGCGCGGTAAAGTTCATGGCCTCTTTGATTTTCCCCACGCCTTCCATCATGAATTCCACTGCCTGCGCATCGCCCGCGCTCATGTACGTCCAGGTGGTGCGCCGCTCCAGGCAATCCAGCGTGGCTTCCACCGCCGTGCCAAAGCTGAAGCCGGCCCGCGCCGTCTTTACCGCGCCCTTGAACCGCGCCCGGTCATCCACCCACCGTTGTTGGTACGGGTAGATTTGGATCACCGGCGGCAGGGTGGGGCGGCAGTCCGAAGACACGCTCACGGATCCGGTTGATGTCCTCGAGGGTGACGGGCTTCCCGCTCGCAATTTGCTGGCTCGCTTCATCGGTTACTTCTTCCATCGTCTGGCGGTACCGGTCGATCTTCAGTTGCAGTTCGCGGTTTTCTTTCTCCAGGCGTTGGGCATCGAGCTCCAGGCGCTTCTGTTCGATTTCCAGCTTCCCCGTCTCGATCTTGAATCGCCCCTGGCCTTCCGCCCTCCGCCGCCGTTCCGCCATCAGTTTCAGCGGGTCGGACTCCATCAGCCGCTGCTTCTGCGTGATGATGCCGACATCCACAAACGCTTCGATCAGGTCCTGGCGCTCGGCCGTGGGATTCTCTTTCTGCAACTCCAAAAGGGCGCGGCCCTGGCCCAGAGCGTCCGTATAGCTTTTTATTTCCGCATCCTTCTTTTTCCAGATCCGCAGCAGGTAGTGGTTGGAAAGCGTCTGCGGCGATATCTCTTCCTCGTACTGCTCCCGGATGGCCGCCGCGATTTGCGGGAAGGGCATGCGGTCGCGGCTGGCCTGCTCCACGAATTCCAGCAGGCCCGGATGCGCCAGGCCCAGCTCTTCCACCCTCGTCCGCCTGTAGAAATCGGCCATGTTTTCCTCTTAAAGTTCCACCGCCGGAAAGCGCACGCCGGGAATCGGGGTAATGCGCCCATCCCTTAGATCCACGGCTTTCCCCATCGCCCGCACCGTCTGGATATCCAGCTGGAGCTTGCCTTCGCGCGGGTTTTTGCGCTCTACCAGCCCGTAGTCGCTGAGATAGGTCAGGTGGAAGTCGAGCGCCTCAACGTCATCCAGCGCCCATCCCTGGCCCTCCATCATCCCCATCAGGATGTAGAGCGGCACCGGCTTGAGTTGCGCATCGATGAGGAGCAGGATAATCATCCCGCGCTCGATTTCATGGCGAACGTCATTGCTGATCTTGGTCATGAACGCACCTGTTTTTCTTCTTCGAGTAGGCGCACGCGGCTGCCCAGGGTGCGCAATCCCAGCGCCAGCGCCTCATTGGCGGTGCGCTGCACGGAAATGAAATCGCGGGTGCTGCTGGCCACGTCCTGCAACCCCTGGCCCAGTGACTGCATTCCCTGCGCGTAATTCGCCAGCGCCAGCGCCTGCGACTGCATCGCCGCGCTTGATACCTGCTGGATCTTGGCAATCTCTTCAATCGTGGCCACGGAGCGCCCCGCCGAGATTCCCCGGTGATAAATGGCGATGGAAAGCGCAATCGCCCCGAAGATGAACCCTGCAATCCCCACCGCTTCCATCATTCCAGGAGCCATCGGGAAAACCTCCGAACCAGTGGATAGTGGTTAGTGGATAGTGGTTAGGGGCTCGGGTTCGGTCCGCTGTCCACTGTCCACTGTCTTCTGCACTTCATTGCTCGGGGTCGGCAGCACATGCTTCCAGAACGCGCCGTAGAAAACGTGCTGGGCGGCGAAGGTGATAAGCAGCGTCACCAGGCCGCGCAGAATCGTGGGCGCGTCGGGATAGTGCAGCGTCACCGTGTGCGGAGCGAACTCCAGCGCGATCCCCGTGGAAGTCGCCACCGCCGCCGCAAAGCTGGTGGCCATGCAGATCAGCGGCTTCGACTTGTCTATCCATTGGAGCCACCACGCCTGGCTGCGCTTCATAAGCTGAATAACAAAAGGCATCAGGAAAGCTACCAGCGCCTGCACCTGCATCGAATTCACGTCCATCACTCCTCCACAACCGAAAATCGAAACTGGAAATTGGAAACTGGAAATTGGAAACTGCGCCAGCTTCCGATTTCTGATTTCTAATTTCCCTCTTCCTCCGTGCCTCTTGTGCCTCGGTGGTGAACTACGCCAGCTCCCGCAGCCACCAGGCGCGGCTTTCGCGCGAGTAGGCTGCCAGCCTGGAGCGGTTGCGCGCCACGTTGAGGCCGGGAAAGCGCAATGCCCAAATCATTTTTTGCTTTACGTCGCGGACGTCCGCCGGCCGCGCGGTGCACAAGCTGCTGGCCCAGGGAATCTCATCCGACACCACCACCGGCACGCCCGCCGCCACCATCTCCGCCGCCACGTAATTGAAAGTTTCCGAAAGACTCACTTGCAGGCCAATATCCATGCCGGGAAGAAAGCCCTCCATCTCCTCCGGCTCCATCCAGGGGTGTTCCACCAGGCGCGCGCCCAAGGTGGCGTCAAAAAGCGCGCGCAGGTTTTTCAGGATGTTTTCCCCCTGCATCTCGACGCGCGAGGCGTTGATGTGGAAGGCGAGGCGCCGCCCCAGTTGCCGCGCGCAGCCAATCGCCGCCAGCGCCTGTACCAGGTGGTTCTTTAGAGGGCGGATGGCGCCCAGGCACGCCACGTTCAAGGTTGCAGGGTTCCCCGCCTTGCGCTGCCCGAAGATTTGCGGGTAAAAGCTGGGAAGATAAAGCAGGCGGGAATTCTCACTTACCAGGTCGCGAAAATCTTCATAGGTCTGCTGGTCGTTGAAGGCTACAAACACATTGCTGCGCCGCAGGTAGCGCAGGATCCAGTCCATGGCAATGCCCTCGCCCGCCAGGAAGGGCAGTTTGGAATGAATGCGGATAATCCACTTCACCAGCGGATGCAGCGGAACCAGGACGGTGAATTTCTCCGGCACCACCCACAGCGCCTCAATGATGACGTGGGTGGGGCCGTAGAGCGCCACCTCGCGATCGATGCCGTTGTTGTCTACCACCTGCACAACTTTGGAAGCGATTCCCGAGGCCTCCAGCATCCGCGCGCAGTGCGTGGCGGAATTCAGCAGCCCGCTGCTGCGCTGGCCCGGGTGGCTGTAAGCCTCCCAGAATTTCAGGATGAATAGAACCTTCATGCCGTCACCATCGCTAAATCTTTTTCCAGCGTCGCCAAATCGAAGCCGCTGGCGGAAACGCCCGTAGCCTCAATCCATTCCTTCGAAACCAGCGCATACGCTTCGCTGCCATACTTTTCAAACCACGCCCACGTCATCTTTTTGGGCGCGCCCCAGGTAATGCAGGTAAGAGTAGGCAGTCGGCAGTCGGCAGTAGGCAGTGGCCCGGGGCCCGGGATTCGGGACTCGGGGCTCGGGGCGGTGTCATAGCCGACGATGTAGACCGCATGGCCGCCCCAGCTTCCCGGCTCGTCATTGGGACCGGGATTTTCCGGCACGTCCCACACATCCTGGTTTTGCGCGCTGATGGGTAATTCCAGGCCAATGTAGGCGCCACCAAACAACCAGATGGCGGTGGCAATGTCGGGAATCGGGTGATCGGGAGATAGGGAAACGTAAGCGTCGAGGGAGTGCCCGTTGAACGCTTCCTGCCGCCAGTCGTTCAGAACATCCAGCTCCACCCCGCCCTGGTCGCTGCCGGGGTCGGCGGGATTGTACCCATCCCACACTTCGTAGTAGTTGAGAATGGTGGAGTCGGGCACGGTCAGCTCCCGGCCCAGAGCGTTCAGGGTCCAGGTCTGCACCGCGTGCCCCACGGCCGCGATCGTGCAGCAGCCCAAACGGTCGTTCAGCATCATGCCGAAGTCGGTAACACCCCTGGTCCAATCGACGCTGGGAGGAGGGCTCGGCAAGGCCGCCGTCATGTAGCGGGCGAGCTTCAAGGTGCGGCG